CCGCCTGCTGGAAAAGAAACTTGATGACAAGCGCGAGTCCATCCGCCGGGCCAACCACTGTCAGTACACTGCCGAGGGCGAAGGCTGTCCTGTTCTGGCCCACGAGGACGAGTTGGACGATCAATGTAAAAGATGCGAATTGAAACATGCTCACGGCAAGGATTAAAATAGGCGATGGAGCCATACAGGATTCCCAGGTCCACGGTCTCGTCTTTCTGTCCTCCGATTCCCGGCTTGCGCCGGACTCGAAGGATTTTGACGTTACTGCCTACCCCGAGCAGGAGGGCGAGAACCTGAGTCCGAAGACTGTGGATGCGCCCTTCGATTACAAGGTCAAGTTCTACATCAAGGCCGAAGGCCGTCTGGAGAACGCGAACCAGAAGGTTGCCGCTTTCAATGCGCTGCTTTACGACCAGGACCATGTTGGTGGAGTCAAGACCTACAAGCAGGTCGAGTTTTACAACGATTATAAGAAGGTGCTTATCGTCGGCTATCCTAAGCCCATTGCGACCCCTACGAAATTCTGGCGCGATTCCTCTGGAGAGACCCATGATGTCGTAGTGGTTGAATGGACTATCCGAGTGAATAAGCCGAGCCTCTGCGATTTCAACTTATGATACCAGGAATAACCGAAGTCAATTTCCCGTCCTATGCGACGTTGAACCAGGCGACCATCTCCTTTGAGGAGATGGGCGAGCGCGTTATTACGGCCCAGGTACGGATTGACGGCGACATTGTTCCGGACTTCGAGAGTGAGGAGTGGGCGCTTGTGTACGAGGGTGAGAAGTTCGTGCTGAACACTCACACCCCTCAGGCATCAAAGGACAACACCACAAGGAACTCTCTGGTGGACTTGACCTTCACGTCCTTCCCGATTTCCGAACTCAAGCGGTATTTCTTCATCGAACTGTCCGAGGTTGAACTTGGTACGGTCGTTATCAACAAATACATAGCCTCCCTGCGCCTGTCGGCACAGAACTTCATCACGGCATTCAATCGGGTACTGGAGTATTACTTCGGCCCGAACAAGTTCGTAATTGAGGTTGAAGACGGCACGGAACTGTCCGACGAGGTGAAGGAGGTGACTATCGAATACACCTACCTGTGGGATGTGCTCCCGGCGCTCTATGACGTGTACGGCCTGATATGGCACATCCAGACGGTAGGCAGCGTCCACTACATCCGCGTAGGCGGCTCAGTGGAGAAGATTCCGAACCATATCTGGCAGTACGGCTATTCCGGTGGCCTTACCCGCATCGAGCGGCAGTTGCAGGATGCGGACATCTACAACCAGTTGCTCGGTCGTGGCGGCGAGAAGAACCTTCCTTACAGGTACTTCAAGAAGCCGGACCCGAACAATACGGCCTTTGCCGGAGATCCTGATGCCTGCGCCGAGTTGGCGAACGTCTATTTCGAGCGCCTGCTTGACCTTAACTTCCGTTACTACGTCAAGGGCTGGCTCCGAAACCCGAACAGGCCCGCGAATCCAGACTACCCTGTCCCGTCCACTCCGGAGAGCGCCGAGATTCAGTCGCATTGGGCCTACCGGAAGGGCCTCACGGACGAGAAGTTCCAGCCGATTGAGTATGTAGAGGACGCGGCCTCCATAGCCGAATACGGAGTGCGCCAGGGAAAGTTGGATGATGATGATACCATCTTCCCAACCATTCAGGGCATCACCGTTGCCCCCTACGGCAGAATTGACGAGACGGTGGCCATTGGTACGATTACTGACGGAGACGATGGAGGCGCCACTTCCGAGGTGAGCCTTGGTGACATGGTGAGGCGCCAGAATTTCAGCGCAGGTTCCTTCCGCCGCTCCTTCCAGTTCACCGGCCCGTCCTTCGAGGTTCCTTCCGGACACCTCGGGCAGATTTCCTACAACTGGTATATCAGCAACGATCAGTCCGGCCTTTCCTATCCGAACTATGCCTACGCCTTCTCGCAACTGACCAGCGAGTCCGAGATTGTGGCCGTCCGTGAGAGGGATAATGTGGAGTTTCCTATCGGCAACATACCCGGAGGTGACGTGTACCATCTGCGCATCAGCATGGTGTTCGACGCCAGACCGGCTGACAAGATGACCATCCGTGAGGTTGGATTGAAGAATGTCGTGCTGAAAAACACGGTGGTCACTTCCGATGGCCGCAATCCTCTCACGTTCAACGTATGGGTAAAGAACATCTGGCAGACCGAGCAGGGTGCCAATGAGACCGACCTTGAGTACATGAAGCGTGTCTGGGAGCCTATCCTGGGCGACCGTGTTGGTAACGAGGCCAAGATTGTCTTCTCCGACGGCTGGATGTCCGCATCGAGCGACTATGAATTTACCATAGTGGACTGGCCTTCCGTGGACCGCACCAAGAGCATCAATGGCGTTGCGTCCGAGTGGCGCCTTTGCCTGGCGAAGTCCGACGTGGACTACGAATCCACGGGCAAGTATATCCCGAGCGCTGAGACGGCAAAGCCCGTCGCTGGGGACCACTTCTTCTTTATCGGCATCGACATGCCCCATATCTACGTATTGTGGGCGGAGAAGAAACTGAATGAGACGAAGCAGGCCGCTCTGGATGCGAAGGCTTACGCCAATCCCACCTGGGCCGTGCAACTCGATACCGTCCGCATCAACACCCTTCATGGTGACGAGGTGGACACGCTGATGAGTGAATTGGCTGTCGGCAAGGTGATGGAGATTTACGACCCGCGCTTCTCAGGCGGTGAGATACTGCAACTCGCCATCCGGTCCATGACAATCACATGGAGCGAGAGCACGGTGATGTACCCCGCCGTCGAGGTTGTCCTTTCCGAGAACGTACTGGGCCGGTCTTCCGGCTCCGCTGCGTTGTCTCCCGAGCAAATCCTTGCGAACGTCAATAACACGGTGGCCAAGGTGCAGGCAACACAGATGGTCATGCAGAAGCGCTACCTGTCCAGGGAGACTGAGGACACGGCTGTCGGAAAGATCAAGATGGCCAAGGGCACGTCCTTTGGTGATTATGCCGAGGGCCTTGCCGGTATGGGCGGTAATATCGACGAACATGGCCGTGGCGAACTTGACGAGTTGAGCATCCGTCACTTCCTTGAGGTGCCGGAACTGCGCTACAACCGCATCGACATCATCGTTGGCAACAACTGGCGTGCTCCGGGCGGAGGCGTCATTGAGAGGGTGGAACCTGACTACGACGGGAACGGCAACATGCTGAATACCGGCGTGGCTTATCTCCACCTGGAGGAAGGTGAGATTGGTAAGTTGGCCCTGGATGACATCTGCATGGGCATCTTCCACGACGGTATCAACGAGAGCAACAACGCCCTTGCGGATGGTGACGATGGCATCGGGAACTTCCAGTTCTCCGGTTTCTACACCACCTACTTCCGCGTGACCGAAATCCTGGCTGAGGACAACCACTGCTTCCGGTATGCCATCCGGCCCGTATCGGCCAGGTGGACCCAGACGCATCACCCGTGCGAGGCTATGCACTTTGTGGCATACGGCAACTTCTCCGACAAGACCAGGCAGACCAGCCGTTACAGCACCAGAACCTACGAGCGCTACCTTAAGGACGTCAACTCCTGGGAGTTCACCGCAGACAACATTGGTGCCCAGTTCGGAGACCTGTCCAACCTCAGCCTGTTCGGGCTGAACATGACCGGCTATTCCGCGTACCTGAACAATATCTACATGTCCGGCACCATCCAGCAGTTCGAGCACCTGCCGTACAGAATCGAGATTGACACGGAGGGCATGGATACCCTGGCCTACGGCGAGACGCTGCATCTGTCATGCCGCGTTTACAAGGGCTGGGAGGACGTGACGGACAAAGTGGTCGATTGGGATATCATCCGGGATACCGGAGACCCGCAGGCCGATGCCGCATGGGCGCTGCTCCCGAAGGTGAAGAACTTTGAAGGAAGCATCGACATCGTGCATACAGTGTCTTATACAGACCTCGCAGAGATTGGAGTGAGCACCCTTTTCACCATCCAGGCTCTCGTGAACGACGGGGGCGAAGCAGAATATAACTTAACGATATAGTGATATGCAGAGTAATAAGAAACGAATAAGGATAGACTACGCTCCGTTGAACGTAGCCGTTTCCATGCAATGCACCACTCCGCTGTCTCCGGCCCTGCAAGTGTTCAATGCTGCACTTGCATCGGGATTGCAGTATGAACCCGACCGCGAGATTTCTCCTTCCCAGTTCTGGCCGGAGATAATCGCCAACGCGGCGGACGGCTCCTGGCATAACCAGTATGCCAACTCGCTGCTCACCGAAATGCACTGGTTCGTGGATGGCGTAGATATCACGCTCCATCCCGACTGGCAGGGAGACAACGGGGCCGGGGACGCGAAGTACGAGATTGACACTTCTGGTTCCAACTATCGTGGTGCGCTCACCGTCCGGATGAACATTTCACCGGACAAGCAGTACAGCATCCACTTCGAGGGTGTGATTGCTGATCCTCGCCTTGGTACCAGGATTCCCGTCAAGACGGACCCTATCATCCTGTCCACGGAAGACATATCCGAGGATTCATTCTCTATCTCCATCGGGGATGACCAGATTATCCAGTACAATCCGTTCAAGGACAAACTCCACCTGTACGACTTCAAGGTGGCCCACGGAAAGGTGACTGCAAGCGCATCAGCCGAGGCTGCTGCCACCGACGAGAACGCCTACAAGCGCACCATCCCAGTGACGGTACACCAAGGCTCCGAGATTGTCACGACCGGATACACGCTTGAACTTTACAGGGTCAACAGCGCGACTTCCTTCACGAAACTCGTACCTGGTACGGATAAGGAGGTCCTGTCGGTCAGCAACACGGCCATCGTCCTGGATCTGCGGCTCATCACCAAGGAAGACTTCCTTGTTGTCGCCGCCCTTACCGACAGCGCCCGTCCGAATCCCCAGGTGCAGTTCTCCGTCAACCGTGTTTACCAGAACTATAACCTGGAACCCACGAACGGGGCCAGCATCGTACCGAGCGATATCCAGCGCTACGACGAGGTGATGTGCCAGTCTGACGGTCAGGTCGTGGAAGAGCCGGAAAGCATCATCAAGATTGACTGGTACACCGACACGGCCACCAAGACGAACCTCCACCACAACGAGGGACAGAAGACCATCTTCACCATAGCCAAGACCGGCATCGGTAAGACCTTCGAGGATGACTGGATGGATATCAAGGCCGAGGGTGAGATTAAGCCAGCATACGATGTTGCTACGGACGGTACCGACATCTACGTTGACGAGAACGGTGACACGCTAATCTTCAATTAACCATGTTGTACATCATAGCGAACAAACAGAAAGCCGCCGAGGTGGGAATCTCACCTCGCGGCCATCGCGTCAACGGGGACCATATCATCGTCAATGAGAAGGAACTGAACTACGTGCCGGGTGACACCCTGGAAGAGAGGGCCGGACGCGTTGACGGAAAGGTCTATGACGCCATCGAAATCAAGAAACTAATCATTAAAGGAGACTGGTAATGGATAATTACAGCGCACAAAACAGTATCACGGTCAAGCGCCTCCGCAACGGTGATACCTTCTTCATCTCATTCGGTAACAACGGAGTGCCGCTCTACCAGGGCGTTGATCCCGTTACCGGCGTTGTCACTCCCTCCTGGGGAACCGGGTCCGGGCAGGTGACTCCTATCATCACACCTCAGGTGACTTCCGCACGCGGCAACTCCGTTACGCTCGGCTCTCACCAGTGGAACTACAACGGTCTTGCCCTAAACTTCTCCGGCAGCACCGTGACCATCGGAGGCGTCGTGTACACCAAGGCTTCCAATGACGGAAGATTTGCCATGGCCAGCACGGGCGCCCTTGCAATCATCGGAGACCTGGCCAGCACGACCAACATCGCATCCGACTCCCTCACGTACTCCTGCATCGCCACTGTGGCCGGTGTCGAATACTCGCTCACCAAGAGCGTTGACATCCAGATTCAGAGCATCGGCGCATCGTCCTACTACGGGACGATCAACGCCTCCTCCGAGCAGTTGACCGCAGCCGTCACCCAGACCACCGTCAAGACCGCGCTCTACCTGGGCGGCACCGTGCAGAACTCCTACTACGTGAAGTGGTACAAGGACGACACGCACTGGAGCGAGAAACTGGGCCAGACCCAGATCACCATTACGCGGGCCGACGTGGACGGCACCCAGTTGTTTATCGCCGAGTTCTACAAGAGCCAGGCTGATTATGAAGGCGGTGCCGACCCTATCTTCCGTGCGGGTATCCGCATCATCGACACCCTGGACGATTACCATGTGGAACACCGTTACGTCAATAGCGACGGAACGACCACGGGCACGCCTAACCGCGAGGTTGACACCGGGAAGCCGGTCTATCTCCAGGCTTATGTGGTAAACGTCAGGACCAACACGGAACTGACAACCATCAGCGGCTCCTGGGTGTCTCACGTGATGGACCCGGACGGCTGGGTGGAGCGCAAGCGCGTGCCTGCCTCCGGAACGAATACCGGCGCCACTAACCTGGTGAGCGTGACTGTGGCGGAGACCGACATCAACGGTGTTGAGAAGGATGCCGTGGTTGTATCCGAAGTTGAATGGACAATGTAAACCAAATCAATAAGTTATGGCAAACAAACCTTTAGCAAACGCTGCTGTCGTTTCGTCCATGCTTAAGTCGAACTGTCTTCTTGTCGAGATCGGCGGTGCCATCCGCCGTATCTCGATGGAGGACTTTGAGACTGCCATGAACGAAGGGCAGGCAGAACTCCTCCACCAGGTAGCGTGGGGATTCCCTCTTAAGGATGCTACCCAGACCAGCCCGGCCTGGGGCATGATTGGCAACATCGCAGCCTATCAGTCCTACAAGGCGAAGGTAGGCCGGTATCTCATGGATACCAATGGCCGTGCGGCAAAGTTGCACAAGAACAATTCCGGCGTGTTCGCGGACGGAACGGCCCTTGACGAGACGAAGGGATCCGTGGTGGTCATCGCTCCGCGCCTGTACTTCCTCGTCCAGACCGATGCTGAGACGAACATCCCTTACCTGTGGGCGTCCGAGTTCCCTATCTCCGCTCACTACCTGGCAAACTGCGACAACGGAAACCGTATGTGCATCGGCGCCTATAAGGGTTCCATCTCCAGCGGAAAACTTGTGTCTCGCTCCGGTGTTGACTTCGATACTTCGAGCAAGACCATCCAGGGCTACTTCAATGCGGCCCAGTCCTTCGGTGTCAACTGGGGCCTGGAAGACTACGACTTCCTCCGCTGGTTTGAGATTATGTGCCTGTCTGAGGCTAACGGCAATGCCAACGCTCAGGCGAGTCTCGGCCAGGGCCTTGGCGGTGCTGCCGGTTTCGACTGGGGTACGGTCAACTCATCCACTACCCTCAAGAAGACCGGTGCTACGAAGGGCCTTGGCGACGAATCCGGCACTGTGGCTGTTTCTGGAGCCAATGCTGATTCCACCCATGTCTCCGTGCTCGGCATTGAGGATAAGTGGAATCTCCAGTGGGAGTTCGTTCAGGGCATCTTCTTCGGCAACAGCGGCAATGCCGCTCAGGACGGAGACGAGGTGTACATCTACAAGGGCAACCGCCTGCCTTCCGCTTCCGAGTTGGCATCACACCCGGACGGTGAGTTCCGCGAACTGACCAGGCTGACCACAAGCGGCTACGCCAAAGTAATGACCAAGGGCGAATTCTTCGACATCATCGCCACCTCCCTCGACGGAGGCTCCTCGAACGTGTCCTGGTCCGATTACTTTTATGGCAACACCACAGGCCAGGTCTGCCTTGTCGGCGGTGACT